CGAAGAAGTCAACACTTACCTCATTGGCAAAAGATGTTACTCATTTGTGGAATGATGCGGCGTGGATTGCTGCGTACACTTCGATGAAGAAACGACTAGTTATGACAACCCCTGGTTGTTTGGCTATTTTTCTACTGAAAATTGTGCCTAACAGCGTCGCGCCTATCAAAACTTACACAGGTGAAGCGAGCAGCCGTTTGTTTTTCAAGAACCCTTTTACCCCAGAATCTGTATTCAGGGAGAAGGGGGACAGTGAGGACAAGGAAGACCAGGATTTGTACGACCAAATGAAGAGACAGCAAGAACTCTTCCATGACGACCTATACTACATGACAATGGATTTTGGCGAAGAAAAGGCCGAAGAATACATGAAAAGAACTACGTGGGGAGGCAACTGGTTTGAGAGCCAGGCTGAGAGACCGAAAACGGTATCGCCAGCCCAGCAACCCATTACAGATGCAGATATCCTCACGTATTTCGGTATCAGCTCCTTTGAGCAGCTGGTTGGAAAAACATGTAGCATTCGGCCCATTAACCGCGCCATCAAAGCCAATTGTGTTGAAGATGTACGTTACATTGGAACGCTGATCTTGCAGTTTCAACGACAAAGCCTCAACAATTTGACCAGGAAGTTGGAGCAGCTGAAAAGTGTTTCACTGAAGGAGGAACTTTTCGCAATCATGGAGAAAGCCGCCGAGTCGAAGAACAAAACTTCGTTAGTTCTAGACTCGAAAGCCGAAGCCGAGAAAGCAAAAAGCCCTCCGGAAGAGAAGCAAAAGAAGAAACGAACCAAGGCCGTAAAGGCGAAGCCTGGTGCCGCGACAGATGTAGGCACCGAGCAATCGCCCAAACCGGCAGCTGCACCGGCCCCCAAGCCGAAGCCAGCTCCACAACCAAAACCAGGGCCTAGTAGCTCACAGACACCCTATGTCAACCAGTCAGCCGTTATCGGCGCTCGACCGGCAGACCAAGGGACTGTGTTGATACTGAAGACCATTGTCCCTAATGGCGACCCCGAAGCAGACACGCAGTATGTGGAATGTCGTTGCACGGTGAGAAGCATGGGTAAGAAGGGCATTAAAGTAATGTGCGCTTCCCATCATGAAAATCCCGAAAACGCACTGCCCGCAAACGCCACCCAATTTATATTGGATGGCCACATGCTAACCGGGGACGCCAGGCTGGGAAACAAGGACAGAGAGTACTGGGCAACCCTGCGCACTAGCCCGAACTTCCTCACGGAGGTTATGGACAAGTGGTCTGTCGCACCCGTCGGCAGAGCTACAGGGGCGGCCAAGCCTGATAAAGGTTGGCTGTCCAAAGTAGATGCAGGTTATGGCAGAACAACCGAAGGCACTGTCACCGAGGTCGGCGGCGATTACATCATTCATGATGCGAACGTCACCGTTACCGTTGACGGCAATGCACAGGGGCCCCGTTCCTCGGGGTCCAAGGTGATGGTCCGACCAACATCGGACGCAGCGTGGATCTATTACGGGTTCCACGATGGCGGGTGGCAGGACGTTGCGAACAAGGCGTACGCAGCCTCCCCAAGCCCACCGCTTTTTTAACTTCCCATTTGGCGCCGTATCCAACGACATCCAAGTTGGACCGGATGGGAATTGAGCGGCAATTCGACAGTGTGTCCAGGTGTGTCAACACTAGGACAGAGTTCGGGAAGAGCGAACGAAAATACTGGATCCCTCGCAAGGACTGGGAGCATTACAATTATTGCGTTGCCAAAGGTGACACACAGGACGTAGCAAACGAAGTAGAGAAATTTACTATCGGACACGTGTATGAGGATGACCTCGACAATCAAATCGATCAAGCAGTTGACGAGATGATGGAAGAGGGGTTCCCCTTCGTGACGCCCTGGAACATCTTTAGGGAAAGCAAGAATTTGGAAGCTGGTCCCGGCGAGCCGTTCAGAAAGGTTGCAGCGACCTTCAAGATGCTGGAAAATATGTGTACTGAGGAGGTTCTGCGCGAATACGCAGAACTTATAGACGAATGCATTGTATCCGGAGTCCTGACAGTTGCCAACATGGAGTTCACTTTCCTCGCACACTCGAAACGTGACAAGTACGCCGAAAAGGTCTTGTTGGAGCGATTTCGCTCGATACAGGGCCCCGACTATGTCTTTTTGTACCTGACAGTCAAATACTTTGGCTGGGCATCAAAGGCAATGTCGAATTCGAAACGTGCTATGACATGCTTCCACTTACCGACGTTCGCCAATCGACTGTTTGAAGCGGTTGGGAGTGACCACTATGCGCCAGTTGACTTTAGCGCGTTCGACCGCTCAGAGGCATCTAATGTCATTGAAAGGATCTTACGCCGCTTAGGACATCTGGCACGAGTGCCGGAGAAGGTGATGGACATCATGGTAGACACAATCTGCCATGGGTGCATCGTCCTACCGGATGGGAGAGTCGTTGACAGGAACGGCGGCAACCCCTCAGGTAACTACTTAACAACAGTCATCAACACCATTTATCACCAGGTCATACTAAACTGCTACCGCAGGCGCATGCTGAAAGACAACACACCCGTATCCTTTTTGGACACAAAGTGTGGCGACGACGGCGTGTACGGCGGAACAGAAAAAGACGTGCGACTTTTGGTCTCCACTTTCCCCTATTATTGTGCTTCAGTATGGGGTATCAAGGTGAAGATCGAGTTAGATGAGAACGATGACGCCTGTTTGAAGTTCCCCGAGATGCCAACTTTCCTAGGACGACGTTGCGTCGCAGTACCAGGCACGGATTACACCGTGTCAGTGCTAGCCGATACAGCACGAGTTCTTGCCCACTACACCAACAGACCACAAGGCGACAGCCGTCTCGTCTTTATTGACCGAGTCCGTGGTATGTACGACGCGCTAGCGGGTTACAAGGTTCTGCAGAGGGCTGGCTACGACATGGCATATGCCACCGACGTAGTGGAATTCTTTGCCGAGGCAGAGGCTATGCCAGATTTCCAGGCGCCATCGCTAGGAAAATGTGCACGGCTATGCTCCGACATGTGTTTCTAAGAGGGAGACCAGCAGGCGGTGCAAAGCCCCCCCATATGCTTTGCAAAGACTGCGTGAACCGACTCTTGCGCCATGCCGAAACAGCCCAAGAATGGGACAGCTGGGGTGCGCCCCCAAGCGATGCAACCCCGTCAGAATGGGAAGAAATTGAAACAAGCCCTATCATTGAATGCCACGCACGAGATGAAACCAGCGACAACGGCGATCGAACGCCAGATGAGAGCACTCTCAATCGACCACACGAAAAAGGTAATCCAAGCAGGAATGTTTGTCAGTTTACCGATGGAAGTGCCGGCGCGGAGATTGTGCTCGGACAGCGTTCACACCGCAGTTGCGAACCCGTTCTCTTACGAACAAAAGCAGCTCCAGCAAATAGAGGCCGTAGATACCCCCGGGTATGATGTGGCGGACAACGCTTACGATGCTATGATCGTTACCCGAAGCCCTTTGACTTCAGACATATCTTGGAACCCCCAATTTCAACAGAGTACCTATGATGCCGTCTTCACAAACCCCCTAACATTCGACTCTACGTCGTTCACAACCCCCCTTTACGGGGGAGGCTGGACTTCAATAGATGTCGCATACCTGGTGTGGTCTGCAGGAGGCAAGCTTCACGGAGACACTGTATACAACCTGAGGTTGGGGTCGAAAACATACTTCTGGTTGGGGCCCGGGGATATTACTATAGCAGCAACAGTGGCTACGTCCGCAACATTCCGAATGTTTGCGTTACGAGGTCGTGACGAGGAGCTTATTCGTGAAGGAGATATGGAACTTATCACAGCGCTAAGTGTCGATGTTAAATTTAGACAACAAGGCACGCCGCGCTGGGATAATGGCCATTGGGTCCGCATTGAGGCGTCCGTTGACGCAGTGGGGCCTATTTCATTCAGTCTTACCGTTACCTATGGGGCCAATGCAACGCCCAAATACAACGCAGGGTGGAGCGTGAAACCGATCCCAGGATTTGAAGCGAAGGCTACTTCGGTGTCTTCGATAGCAGTTCCTGCGGTTTCTATGCTCGTATCCAACAGCAGCACAGAATTGAGTAAGAACGGTTCCATTATTATGGCCCAAATACCTTCAGCAACCCCTTATTGGGACTTGATGCAGGCGGGTCCCGCAGCCATGTTTGAGCGTGTGGGATCCGTCAACCGCAGCATGTTCAAGAGGGACAACTTTGCGACTGGGGGCTACACGTTCTTGAAACCATCCACTTCAGCAGACTTGGGGTTTATTCCCTACCAGTCATACGACCTAATCTCAGGGAAAATCTCTACGGAGAGCACACCTGTGGATTCGGCAGGTGACTATTTGTATGCCGGAGTGGCTCTGGAGACAGACGATGCAGTCCCCGTCGGGAACAACTATGCAATCACGCGTAGTTGGGGCGTGGATTTTGAAACAATGGACAGTTGGTTCTATACGAATACGTCAGACCTTACAATTGCTGAAGTTCAGCAAGTGTGTGACCTGATAGCGCATGTTCCACAGTTCCATGAGAATCCATTCCATTTCTCAGACATCACGAAGTTCATGAAGACGGCTGGGTCAAAATTTATGGATTTATTGCCGGCCTTATCCACAGCTGTTAGTGCTGTTGTCCCCGAAGCTGCCCCCGTTTTAATGCCGTTGACAGCAGCAGCAGAGTCAGCCCGCAAGCTAGCTAGGTGACGCCCCACCAACACACACAATGGAAATACCCCCCCAACCGCCTTAAGGTAGGGGGTACCCCGGTATCGCCGGATACGGTAATAGTCGTCGAGGCTAACCACTACTCGCGCAACGGCTCCTAGCGTTAGTGTTTTGTTACGAAACACGGACGCTTAGGGTTCGTTGCACTTGTTGTGGCGCCCGAGACTGATTGACAGTTGTAGAAAGATACAATGACATGGTGAAAGAACCCTTCTCTCGAGAGCGCCCCCCCCTTCATTTGATCGGGACGTGCGGGATCTCGAAGGAGCCCTGCGACAGCGCAACTCAAACACATCTTCGACTCCGGTTGGGGAGGTGGCTTGTTGTGATCTTACTCCTCGGACCAATCTTCCCCCCTCTCCACCCTTCCGCCGCATTCGGTCTGGCAGGTCGGGGCACAGGGTATGGAAGCACGCTTC